GAACTTTAGTCAGGACTGATTCTGCCGTAACATTGATGTGTGCTGGTACAAAAACCCTCTCCGACACTCTAACTCAAGTCCGCATTACCACAGTAAACGGCACTGACACTTTTGACGCTGGTTCTATCAACATTATGTACGAGTGAGGCACACATGACGGTAACTATTAACGGAACCACAGGTATCGCTGGTGTTGATGGCTCCGCTGCCACTCCAGCAGTGCAGGGTGCTGACACCAACACGGGTGTTTTCTACGGCACAGATATCGTAGCCATCTCGACGGGTGGCACGGAAAGAGTGCGTGTTAATGCGTCTGGTCAGGCAGAGTTCACGGCTGGAACAGCGGCTCTTCCGGCAATTACTGCGACTGGCGACACTAACACGGGTGTGTTTTTCCCTGCCGCTGATACGATTGCCTTTGCCGAGGGTGGTGCGGAGTCTATGCGGATTGACGCTAACGGTGATCTGCTAGTTGGAAAAACAACAACATCCGCCCTTGTTGTTGGTGGTTTAATGACTCACAATGGAGAAGCCACACTTTCAACAGACGCAGCGTCTCCTGATGATGGCCCATCTTTACAGATTATTAATCTTAACGCTTCTGTGGTTAATGGCTATCGGTTTGCATCTTTTAGGGTTGGAGCCGCAGCAACACAAATTGGCACAATTACAAAAGCATCGGCTACTACCGTTGCTTACAACACATCGTCTGACTACCGCCTAAAAGAAAACGTCCAGCCAATGCAAAACGCACTGGCAGTAATTAGTGCATTGAAGCCGTCAACATATGATTGGATAGGGCATAGTGAATCTGGCGAGGGATTTATTGCCCATGAGTTGCAAGAGATCATCCCTATTGCTGTGACTGGTGTTAAAGACGCAGTTAATGAGGACGGTAGTATTAATGCACAGGGCGTAGATTACTCCAAGATTGTCGTGCATCTTGTCGCCGCCATCCAAGAGCAACAGGCCATGATCACTGCTCTAACAGCCCGTATAACCGCACTGGAGGTAACGCCATGAGTACCGTAAAAGCTACTAACTTCCAGAACGCCTCATCTGCTACCGCCAACATGGTAACAGATGCCAGTGGCAATGTGTCCTTTGGCGGCACTGCGGCTATGTCCAGCAGCTTTCTACGCAACCGCATCATCAACGGGGATATGCGGATAGATCAGCGTAATGCTGGGGCAGAAGTTAATCCTGCTGTTAGTGGTTCATATTATCTTGATAGATGGTTAGTAGCGGCATCGGCGGCATCAAAATTTAAGATTGGTCAAAATGCGGGTGCGGTAACTCCGCCAACAGGGTACACAAGCTACCTTGGTTGCACTTCACTTTCAGCATATACGGTCGGAGCGGCGGAAACATTTAATGTTAGACAACAAATTGAAGGTTTAAATGTTTCTGATTTAGCTTGGGGTACTGCATCCGCCTCAACAGTTACGTTATCTTTTTGGGTGCGGTCAAGCCTTACAGGGACATTTGGTGGGTCGATTAGAAATAGTGACGCTACTAGGGCATATCCATATAGTTATACTATATCTGTTGCAAATACATGGGAACAAAAAACCATAACCATTGCTGGAGATACATCTGGAACTTGGCTTACAACCAACGGAGTTGGTATAAACTTAAATTTTGGTCTTGGGTCTGGTGCAACAGTCTCTGGAACTGCTGGTGCATGGGCGTCGGCTAACTACACTTCAGCCACAGGTGCAACATCAGTAGTCGGCACTAACGGTGCTACCTTCTACATCACAGGCGTACAGCTTGAGGTTGGCACAGTCGCCACACCATTTGAACGCCGCCTGTATGGGGCAGAGTTGGCGTTGTGTCAGAGGTACTGTGCATCTTGTTGGTCTATTGGCACAGCAATTGGTTCATATGTTGCTTCCGCTGCTGGTATCGTGGACATCTTGATTCCTTCTGCGGCAGGCACTGGTGGGTTTCTGACCAACATTCAGTTTCCAGTTTCTATGAGAGCCGCGCCAACAGTGACTCTCTATGACAACGCAAACCCTCCAGCAGCGGGGAAAGTAAATAAAGGCGGTAATGGTAAGACAGCCACAACACCAAATATTTCAACTTCAAATGCAGTATGCGGAACGGCAGACCCAACATCTTCTTCTGAGTTGGCTTTCTGGTGGTCTGCCACAGCGGAGCTGTAATCATGGAACGCACATATCAATTTCTACCTCTTATGGCTTATGAAACACAACCAAGTGTAGTTAAACGGTCGGATGGTGCTTGTATTCCCTTTGACCCAGACAACACCGACTACCAAGCCTATCTGGAATGGTTAGCCGAGGGCAACACACCACTACCCGCTGATGAAGAAGTCTGATGGACACGCAGACCCTAATTAATCTTGGCGGTGCAATCATCCTTGCAGGGATGGGATGGTTGGCCCGTGAGCTTTGGGGAGCTGTTAAAGAACTCCGTAAAGACCTCCACATTATAGAGGTTGCGTTACCGTCAAATTACATCCGGAAAGATGAATTTGCTGATGGGGTCAAAGAGTTAAAAGATATTTGCCGTCAAATATTTGAGCGTTTAGAAAACAAAGCGGACAAGTAAATGGACCCCTTTACGCTTCTGGCAGGCGCAACGGCCCTCTATAATGGAATAAAAAGCGCGACCGACGCTGGACATGAAGCCATCGACGTGGTGGAGCGCGTGGGGAGTCTGTTTGCGAGGATTGCGCAGATCACGCAATTAACCTCTGGGCAGCGGAAAAAGAAACTTTTCCAGAGCCAAGCAGAATACGAGGCAGAAGCAATCAAGCTGTATGCTTTGAGAGCCAAAGCTCAGCAGTTGCAACTTGATACAAAAAACCTGTTTGTAGGGGCTTACGGTCAACAGGCGTGGATTGCAATTCAGAAGGAAGTGACGGAAATGCGTAAAGAGGCCGTGCGTCAGGCCGCTATTGCGCAGAAGGAAGCCGAGGAACGCCAAGCTGAGCTTATCTTGGGCGCGTGGATGTTTTTGGGCGTCATTGTTATGGCTCTTGGTCTTGCACTCTTTGTTTATCTGACAGCGCACAAATGAAGTATCTGTTAGCGGTTGCATTTTTGGTTTTGTCAGGGTGCGAGGATCGCTATCGTTACCCGTGCCAAGACCCTAAGAATTGGGACGCGCCTGAATGCAATCCTCCTATTTGCACCGCATCCGGAACCTGTTCCGCAGACACCCTGAAACAAAACCCTTGCGGAGCCGTAGCGCGATGAGGATCAAGGAAGACGAACTCCACGCACTTCTCCAGTTCATCATTGGCATCAGCCTGTGCTTGACGTTAACGGGGACTGTTTTTGCGGTGCTATACAGCCTGATATTTGTGGTTCAGCCAATTGACGGGCAAGCACCAAATGACCAAGAGTTTTTCAAACTGATTGCCCCGATTGCGACGTTTCTGACAGGTACTCTGTCGGGCATTATGTTAGGGTCAAAATCTACAGGAGGTAAGGACGATGGACCTACTTAAAACATTTGGGCCTTTGCTTGGCTCGGTTGCACCAAGCATTGCTACAGCCCTTGGTGGCCCTTTGGCTGGTATGGCAACAAAGGCGTTGTCTCAGGCGTTGCTGGGCAACGAGGACGGCTCTGAAGACGATCTGCAAACGGCGCTACGTTCTGCCTCCCCTGAGCAGCTTGCAACGGTCAAAAAAATTGACGCAGATTTCCGTGTCCAAATGAAAAGCCTTGATATTGATCTGGAGGCTCTTGCGGTAGACGACCGTAAGTCAGCAAGAGATATGCAAAAAGAAGTCAAAGACTGGATTCCACGGGCGTTGGCGGTGAGTGTAACTCTAGGATATTTTTCCATTATTGGGTACGTCTTGGCTATGGGCTTGCCACTTAACGGGTCGGAAGTGCTTCTAATGTTGCTCGGCACTTTGTCGGCAGGATGGACAGGCGTTATGGCTTTTTACTTTGGCTCATCGTCGGGGTCACAGAAGAAAGACCAGATGATCTACAACTCGACGCCAAAGGAATAAACCA